CCGTTCGTCGCTTGGGTGTACCCCATTGCCGCACCCTCGCCTCCACCCCTTGCAACTTGAATCGGTAGAGTCGCCGCCGTGCCGGGTGTTGGGAATGCTGCCATCTGACCGACAACATTACCCGCAAAAGATGAGTAAGGGCGAGCCTCAGATATTGGCTTCATTTGTTCGCGGCGGCTTTCTTCAAACCCGCCCGCTAACCCCAACGCCTTTTGCTCGTTTACTGCTTGCTGCTGCATTTCATCTAAGCGGGCGATATTTTCAGCGGTTGCTGGAATTTCTCCCGACTGCATTTTAGATGCGAATTCATCAATGGCGTTTTCATGGCGACCCTTAACAAATTCCATTACTCTCTGAGTTGCGCCAATACCAACCTGCTCAACGCCGCGCTTAACCCCAGCGGTAAATGCCTCACCAAATCCAATATCTTGTTTTGGCGGCTCTTGTGGTTGCTGTGGCTGTAACTGTTGTTGTGATCCCGCAAAATAATCATCAATAGCCTCCCCAACCATTTCAGGCGGCGTTCCGTCAGGGAACGTAAAGGTTTTGCCGTTTGCAGTTACCTTCATTCGCTCACCTCAAACTTTATGCCGCTTTTTGACGTGTGAATATTTGGCGCGATATTGCTGCCGCCTTGAGATTGCTTATCGGGGGAGAACTTCTCTCCGGCTCCACCATAAATTTTTGACATAGCCAAATCTAGAGCCTCTCTAGCTTCTTTTGGGCTAATGTTTGGGTTTCCTAATGTCGTTGCCGCTGCAATAACGGTTGCGCCCTCGGACTCGGTAATGGAACCCTGTCCTGCTAATTCACCACGCGCCGCTAAATTCAGCATACCTATTAGCTGATCTCTCTGGGCGATCATATCCACACCCTTTTGACTTCTTAGGACTTCGGGATACCATTTTTCACCCTTCCCATAAATCATTTCCAAGTCTGAGTCACCCAAGCTCTTATAGATTCGGCTTGCGTCACCTATCTTGCTCATTTGTCCTTGCTGCTTGGTTATTTTCTTGGCCTCATCGGTGGCGAGCTGTCTTGCTTTGGATACCTCAAACTCTATTTGTGGTTCTGTCCCTAGTTTTACATCCTGTTCCGCTTCCATTACAGATCGCTTGATTGTTGGGTCATACGCGAGATGCTGGTCAAGACCTGCAGCTGTCTTCTGCCCATAAGCCTGCGCCTGTCTTCCAGCTTGAGCATTCAGCGCTTGCTTAACCTTTGCTTGCTGCTCTGGCGAAAGTTCTGCCATTGTTACTTGGCCGTTTCTAAGCTGCTGAACATACCCAAGACCCTCAACATATTGCGCCTGCTGTACGTCGTTTTCGTTACCTTTGCCGCTCGCTTGAATAACGCTATCAGTCTGAGCAATTAGGTTTTGAAGCCCTGCATCATCCAATGGGGTATTCGCCAAATCCTCTTGCGTAAAGCCTACCGACATTAACGCGCCGCTGTAATCCTGCATTAGCTTTGATCTTGCTTCTTGCGGCAACCCAATAGCCTGCTTAGCCAATCGGTTAGCTATCTGCAATTTGCGAAAGTTCTTTTGGTAATCAACTTCGCTGATATCCTGCTTAGCGCGTTGCTGGTCTAGCTGTGCGTTTTGGTTGCTGTTATACATTTGCTGGCCGCGACTAAAAGCCCCAGCTAAATCTACAGGCTGACTGATAACGCCTTGCAAAATACTGTTAGCCATTTCTGCCACCGAATAATTGAGCAAAATTAGTGTATGGATTAGGTTTTTTAGCCCCCATCCAAGGAGCTTGACCTTCCGGCATCATTTGCGGCTGCGTGCGCGGAACCATTGCCGCTTGCTGCTGCTGCAGCATTTGAGCCATTGAATTATACCTTGCTAACAAGTCGTTAGGCATTGCTCCGCGCTGATAAATGTCAGTAACGGGCGGCCTTTGTTGCGGCTGGAACGACTGCATGAACGGTGCGTAAGATTGAGGCGCTTGATATGATTGCGGCTGATAAAACTCATCCTGCACTACAGGCTGGTCTTGTTTTGCCGAATTCTTTGGCTTTATTAGACCGGGGTGCATAGACGCCTGCCAATTTCTAATAGCGTCTTTACTAAATGGGTTTTTAGCCAAATCCATCGAAGAGGAATGGAAGTTTTTGGCCAGCTTAACCGGATTTAAATCGCTAAAAAAACTCATATCGTAAGCCCTTTATTTAATATTGTGTTTTGCCTATATTCCAGCCGCTATACTCAGGATTAGCTTTTGGTGTCCCGCTGAATAGAGAGCCAAAACTAGAAGGCATTTGACCGCCAGAAGCTCCATACATAGACATACCAGCCTGCAAGCCTTGAAGTATAGCAGGCGTATTTTGAGCTGCGTAAATATCGCCACCCGCTCTAGCAGCACCTAAATTCTGGGCTAGGTTCGATTGCTCCGTACCTGCTCCGGTATAAATGTTTGCTGCAGTTGTACCCTCTTGCCTGAACAGGTCTGCAAGGCTTTGCATTGTTGATTGAGCGCCAGCTGCGCGAGTCCCAGTAAGATTGGCAAGCGAAGACCCTTCGCCCGTACTTAGATTACTCAATCCTGTTCCCAAGTTTGTTCTGATATTTGCAATGTTGGTAGCTGCATTATCGCCACGACCTGAAATATCATTTAAGCGGCCATAGTAATTGCTGAAATCTGTTTGAGCGCGGCCAAATTCATCACCAGCCAGCGCAGACATAACAGAGGCTTGATTGCCAAGCCCGCCACCAAGCCGCGAGAAAGTGCGCAAGCGAGCCTCTTCTTGTTTTTTGCGTAGCCAGTCAGTACCGGGGGACTCTTGGAACCCTTCGTAGGCTTGGCGTTGCGCATCCTGCCCCATTAGGCCACTAAACGCTGACTGCAATTGCGATGCCGATTCGCCGCGCTGATAAGCAGGGTTTAAAATATCCTCTGCACCAGCCGCGCCTGCCGTTAAATCACCGCGTGCACGATCATAGCCGCCCGACAATATATTGCCTGACTCGTCAAAGATTCTACCGAATTGCTCTTGGCCAGATAGTAAGGAAGTGCGCGCATTTTGAAAGTTTGTACCAAGCTGATTGACAGATTTTCCTGTGTATTCTCGCTGAAGCTGCTGACCGGCCTCTACTCCAGCCGCCTGCTTATTTGCGGCATCCTTTGCTGAGTTTGCTTGTGATGCAGCTCCATAAGCTGATACAGCCAAACTTCCTATCGCTAATGCTGCTGGCATTTTTTCAACTCCCACGCCTCAACTGGCGTTTCAATTCCGGATTTAATGACTGGTTTTTTCATTCCAACAAAAACAAACCCGCATCGCTGCGCCAATTTTCTGGCGGGTGGGTTGTCTTCTGGAATAAATGTTTCTATTTTCTCATAATCAGTTTCGTCAAATACCTTTTTGACTATCTGATCTCCGAATTCTTTAGCCTTGCCAGCTATCATCATGCATGTGTGTATTTCTGTGGTCTGTTCGTCTTTTTCGATAAAGTAAAAACAGCCGTACAATTTGTGGTCATGGTAGCACAACGCAAGTCTAAATATTTTGCCGTCTATATCCGGCAATGCGAATGAATCTTTGTCGCATGTATCATCGCTGATATGCGGCCAGATGTTTGGGCTTGTCATAATGCTATGCGCAAGCCATGTGTTATTAGACCATTCGATCATCAGCGTATCCTGAATATTGCGTTCTCAACCAGCAAATCATTTGTATTGGTTTGATTTTCCACAAACACTTCTAAATACTGCCCATTGGTTAGCGTTTCCTGCCATGGGAATGATATATTTTTTGAAGTGCTGCCTGATACGTCTGCAGATGTTGTGGCCGCCGCAATAATCACGCCATTTTTAGCAAGGTACACCGCTACACGGACAGCACCGCCTCCGACCGATTTAATAAGAATTGACACATCAATCGGCACAGTTACAGAGCGCTCGCTTACAGAAGTCACCCTACCTGAAGCATCAGCTGTGAACTTACTTAGCCCCCCTGCGACCCAAGTCCCCGCTATTTTTACAGCATTCGCCCCATTCGTACTGCTTGCGGTTATTATTGTATCAGTTGTATTGCTAGAGAAATAAGTAAGCGCATCCTCCATTGTTTCTTCGATATCGGCATTGCCTTCAAAGTGCCACCTAACATCTTTTGAAGTGATCCCTGATAATGGCACCATGTCAGTCCCAGAAAAGTTAGAACTGTCAACCGTAGCAACACTGCCAGATAACATATTACCGCTATTTGTTAAGCCACTCATTCCAATGCTGCCTAACACTCCGAAAAGCTCAATATTGCTGATCTCAATAGTGTAAAAAACTGCCGCCCCAAGATTTAGCGCAATAAAAGAGGCCGAGCTTCCGCTCATAAATATTTTAGTGAATGAGAATACAAAAATATTGCCAAACACCTGCAACCCTTGCCCAGAAATAGCAGGGAAAGAGTTATTGAACCAGTTCAATGATGTTCCCGTAACACCTGTGATTGAACCGACATTAACACAGGATAGGCATGCCGTTCTCTCAAGAATTAGAGTCCCGCCAGCATGTGAAAACACCGTTCCATTTGTGCAGCTATATCGAAAATCAAATATTGCAAAATTGCCGGGCGTGGTTGTAAACATCACGCCAGTTCCGGTGTACTCAAGAGTCTGCGCAAAGTTGGTGATTGACGTAAGAGTAACACCGCTGCCAACAATGAAGCGCTTAGCAGTAGTCACCAAAGACCCCAGAACATATGCAGTGTCATTGCTTAACGTGATAGTAGTAGCGTCTTGAATCGGGAAATCGCTTTCTGAATTAATCACAATCACGTTGTTAAGCTTGCGTAGATAACGCGCATCGCCGCGAGCGTCATTGTGGTATTGCAAGTGGTCATCATCAGTGAGGCCGGATAGCCCACCATGATCAGACCCACCTCCAGCGCCAATAGCAGGCAGCGACAACCAAGAAGATGACCCATCGCCTACACGAAGCTCCTTGTTTGTTTTGTCATATGTCGCTTGCCCGTCTGGGACTACTGGATTACTAGCAGACCAATTTGCATAAGTATCGCGTCTTAGTTGTATTGTCATGCGCCACCATCATCAAATAAAAAAACACCGTCAAGCGTGGCTGTCCCGTCATCTATAGCAAATGAGCCGCTACCGCCATCAACGGACAAAAGCTGTATTGATTGCATGACTCCTTCCATCCACGCCCGCATAGTTTGCGCGGCTATCCCGTCATTGCGAACAATGGGGGTGATTATGTTGGGGATCACTGCCTTCATAGAGTGGTTGCCATTAGCGCGTTGATAGACATCGCTTTAGCGCCATTATAAGACACTTTGAGCATTCTTGTATTGGGTACAGCGCCAAGCCTATCAAACACCACACGGCGGCCATAATCGCCCGTCCCGCCCAGCTTGCGGCTCATTGTATTTGAGTAGTTAAAGCCGCCATCGTCTGACCACTCTAGCTGTAGGTTTTCGCCTTCTGCATTACCTACATCGCAATAAATCTCAATAGCTGGCACGCGGATTCTTTGCCCTTGGTTCATGAAAGGCTGGGTTATGAAGTAAGACCGCATGCCGTTGCCATATTCCGAGTGGATTGTGTCATCGAGCAAGCCAAGCGAACCAAGGCTAGAGTCTGTCACGATCACGCGGTTATAGGCTTGAACTATGTGCTTAGCTCTCCATGGAGCATCAATGAAGTCAACGCCCGAAGGGATAGAGCTTCTGCGTTCGTGCCACTTTGCGCTTACCAAGTCATAAACGAAGCACCAATCACCCACAAACAGTGCGACAAATTCCGCGCCGTTTTGAGAGTGCCGAACCAATCTAGCGTTTGATATATCGCTAGCGGTTTGGTTTTGGATTACAAAGTCGATAGTGTTATCGCTGAGTTTTTCAGGCTGGCCACCACTAAACAGCCACACGGCGCGTTCTGCGTTCTGGCCTGAGCCAAGATAAACAAACGAACCACGATAAGGAGTTACCGCGTACTGCCCAGCTATTCCCGAATCAATAACAGAATTAGGGGATGGGCGAAATGAAAACTCCAGCTCATCAGCGTTATAGAATGGCACCGTGGCGCTCTCGCCCATTGCGTATAGATTATTTTGGTAAACAACCAGCGCATTGCAGTTGGGGAATTGCTGAATCTCCCACGAATCAACAGCGTTAAATGCGGTGCCGTCATTTAAATTGGAATGGAATATAAATCGGGTATTGTATTGCGCGAACACAAAATAGGAATCAATCGCGACTACGCTTATTGCAGGGGCTAGATAGTTTGCTTCTGCCGTTACGTCTATCAGTGTTGAGCCGTCATAGATATAAGCATTTCCCGAAGCCGTAGCGGTTACATCGGGAACCAATACGCACAACTGAGCTTTCATTGACACCATGATTACGTCAATATCGCCACCAATATCACCAATAACTACAGGTGCAAATGACTCGGTTCCATCGGGGTTTTGAATGCGGTTTATTCTGTAAAGTTTACGGCCGCACACGACATATAGAATGCCGTTCCAAACATGCGCCCCACGACCTAGCCCAGCCAAGCCTGAAACGATCTGAGATATGCCTGGGGTTGGGTATAGGTTTTCTTGATTTAGCGCGGCGGCGGTATTTACTTGCGGATACCAATTTACGCAACGCTGAGATGATAAAGGGCGAGAGCGGGATTGATAGAACCCGTTTGTGAATGGCAATGATATTGGGGCTAAACGTCTTGCCAATTCGCTTTACTCCACGGCTATAAAGTTGCCTGACTCGCTAAGGATTGCATCGTCATCGTTAGGATAGAATGCATCTGCGCCGTAATCGCTCTCGACAGCCAAGCCAACAGGAAGGCCGGAAGGGAATGAAGCACTATAATCAAATTCTAGGTTTTTCAGCATCTCATTGTATGCTGTTCGCGCATCCATCTTTAAATCTTGCAGTCCATCAAATGCCGCATATTGTGACGCCATTCTCACCGCTAGAGCCTTGACCGCCCACTCATCAGCAAAGGATGGGATTGTCACCGTCTCGCTTGCATTCAGTAAAACAGTAAACCCCAAGCCCAAATAAGAGAACGAGGCAAACATGCGGTTAGTGTAGCGCACGCCAGTCGCGTATTGGTCGGCTGTTATGGGCTGCTCGGCTGATAACTGGCCAAGCTCTTGTAGTGCATCACGAATTAAATCACTTGCCTTCATGCTTCGCCGCCTTGGCCTTTACGGGCACAACTGGCTTAAATTCTTCTGCTTCTGTATAGGTTTCTGAAAACCCATCAGCAATAAATAAATCTTTGTTTTTGGCGTGAACCATTGCCGTTACGACAACGCCGCCTAGCTTTTTGAATACCGAGTAAATTTCTTGCATAAGAAAGCCCTTAAAAATAACTTGCTTTGAGAATTTTAATGGTTTAGAGTTATTTTGTCTAGTTCGAGCAGGTCGAGCTATTAATTGAATTGCGGTGCAATATGAAATCATTCACAGCCAAAGAGTTTAGCCGCTGCCCTGCTAAGGTTTACGATGCAGCAAAAGATGTTGGGTCTGTAGAGATAACCCATGAGCGGTTTAACGGCGGGCGATTCTGTATTGCCTATATTGACGACAAAGAGGTCAATAGTTTTGTAGATAGGATGGAATCTAATCTTGCTAGGTTTGAAGGGGCAATGCTTCGTCATGCTGAGTCTTGTATGCACGACAATGGTAATGGGACATTTAGCCTTAGGAGAACGAGTCCATTTTTAAAGCAATCACCATACATAAAGGGGGATTTGTTTTTGTCTCGCGGTTTTATTTGCAGGGTTGAAGAGTATAGCGGCGGGGCAGATAGCGAGACCCCAGAGGGAGGGAATAAAGTTGGTGATATTGCATATATTGACGGGTATAGAGTTATTTTAGCAGAAAAAGCCCCCGATTAAGGAGGCTTTTCCAATCAACTAGGAATTAACCCCAGTTGCGAGCCGCGCGCATTGGATTGAAACAAATGAATGCAGGTAAGACGTCTACGCGCATAATTTGCTTGTTTTCGCGGATGCTTGCACCCTTAGATACGCGCATTGAGATACCTTGCGAGGTAGTCACTACGGTGTCTGTGGCGTACAACTTGGGCAACTCAACGAATCCAATACCGAACGCGCCTTTTGCGAAAGACAAGTTGGGCTTGTAGGTTTCGTTTACGGTGCCAAGGATTGTGAACGCATCGCCAGAGGTCAAGGCCGCTGAGATGTTGTTGTACTGGCCGCTGGCTTCATAGATTGCTGGGTTGGTAACTGTAACAGTCACGTTGCCCGAACCATCAGTGTTGCCACCAGTTACAACGGTGCAGCGCCATTTTAAAGGAGCGCCAGAAGCATCATAGAAAGGCTGGCGGGTCAGCATGTTGATGTGACTGCGAGCGTTTGCACCTGTGCCAGTGAACTCGATTGTGTCACCTGCACGTACAGCATCAGTAACCGAGGCGGTTAAGCCGGTTAATGAAAGCGATTGCGTCATGGTGTTCTTAGCTGCCGCATAAGTTGCAGTTGGAGTAGCCGCCAAAGTACCAGCGCGGTCAGTAGTTGCACCCGCTTGATAGTTTGACAACATATCCGAAGACATAACAGAAACGCCCGCAACACGGCTAGGAATCTGCGCATCCTCCCACGCTGAACGAACATTTGAGCTAGGCATGTTGGCCACGCCTTGCTGCAATGATGCGAGCTTGCCCATTGAGTAATCGTTTACTACGTGCTTAATCTCGCCTTTGATTCCCAAAGAGCGGTAGAAAGCCTTGGATGCCATAATGTCATCCCAAGAGTCAACGAAAGTACCAACGGTGCCGTGAGTCAGACCAGAGTTGTTCACCATGAACGTACCGAGGTTTTTCTCAACAGTGGCAACCATGTACTCACCAATGCCATCTAGGTGCTGCTTTAAGTTGCGCGCCTTGATTGCTTGGTCTACCGCGTTCCAGTTCAGCTCAACAGATACAACGTTTTGAACTGTACCAGTGGTTTTTCCGTAAACGATGTCGTTTGCAGTTTCTGCAGTCAAATCACCGCTAGCGGTTTCAACTGTGCGCCATTGCATAGGGCGTTGGAATGAAATCGAACCGCCGTATTCTGGCATATCGATACCGTTAGCGTTCAGTTTTTGAGTGTCGATTTCTTTACATAAAACCGCTGAACTCTCGAACTCGTCCATAATCGCATCAGCGACTTTTGTTGTACTTGCTGAATCAAAATTGTTAGCCATGATAATTTACCTTTATGAATATGTGCGTTTGCTCACTACGCTTTCACCGCCACGCGATCCTGAAACCTTGGTAGTTGGGCGTGGAGCCGAGGTTTTTTTGGCAAACTTCGAGATAGCCTTAGCCTTTAAATCAGTACGCAAAAACACGCGAGCATCAACAGGGTCATTGCGCAGCTTATAAAATAGCTCGGCGGCCATCTCTTCATCTGTAGCAATTAAACTGAGAATTTCAGCGGCGTTAGGGTTGCCAAGTAGCTCGCCCCGCAATGCGTCCATCATTCCAGTATTAGCAAGAAATACAGCGCCAGCTTCTACCATTTTCGCATCAATGCCTTTTTCTTTGGCATCCACTAGAATTCTGGCAGAACGTTCGTTGATCTCTTGAGACCTTACAGCCTCTTCTCTTTCTTTTGCCGTTTTTTGCTGCTCTGCGATAAACCGTTGCGTGGCCTCGTACTCAACAAACTCTTTCTGCTGCCTTTCAAACTCTCTCGGATTGTCTATAGCAAGATCAATCGAGGGGATTTCGGGAGCTTTTTGTTTGGAGAACTCAGACAGCTTCGACTCTAAAGCAGCCTTTTCAGCTTTGACCATATCCAGCTCGCGCTGCGTGGTCATTGAAACACGATGGTATTCACCAAGTCGGCTTTTAACTACTTCCTTTTGCTCATTAAGGTCGCGGTCAAAATCAACAAAATTGGATACTTTCGGCTTCTTTTCCTCTACCTGTTTGACTTCGTTATCTGCTTCGGCGTCATCTTCATAATCGTCGCCAGTGTCATGGCTATCATCATCAAGAATCTCGTCTTGGCTTTCTTCGTAGTCTAGGTCGCTTTCACTCATATCAAAACCTCATGGGTCGCTGTGGTCATTATATCAAACGCTTGGCACGGTGTCACGGCCTCACATTTGACGGGTTAAATCGTTAATTTCTCCGGCTGTGTTGCTATATGCTTGCGCTGCTTGCGGGCTTGCTACTGCATCAACACCCATAGACTGACTGATCTTGTTTAACGTATCAGCCATGGTGTTCATCATATTGACCATTTTAGTTTGCGAGTCGATAGCGTTCTTGTTTTGCTCTTCAAGCATTTTGATTTTCTGCATTTCTTGCTCGAAGTCCATCTTCTGCTGAGCTTGCTCGGTCTTAATTAATGCCAGTTGCGTTTCTGCCTGCGTTCTCTCGTTCATAAACTTGGCTTTATCGGCTTCTGCCTGCGCTGCTACTGCCATGGGGTCGGGCTGTTGCGGTTGGCTTTGAGCTTGCTGCATCAGCTCTTTTTCTTCGTCGGTCAATTCGTCTGGCGTGAGCTTGTTAGCTTGCAGCATCTCCATTCTTGCGCGCTTAACGGCTTTATCCATTCCGGGTGCGTCAACAGAGCCAAGTAAAATATCTTTGTTGCTTTGGATGATGGATGGATCGTATTGCGCCATCTCAACTAATGCGCGTCCTGCGTGACTACGCTTTGTTGAGTGAGACATGCCAATATCGCAATAAACATCATACTGGCCTGCCGACATGTCGTTAATTACGATCTCTTGGCCGCCGGGAGCTAGAACCGTTTTGTTGAGTTCGGCCATATCATATTCACCGCCTTCGCCAATGATTCGCTTGGTCATCGTGGTATCGTAAACCGATGCCATCGCACCAATACAGATTTTTGCAATACGAAGCACAAAACACTTGTAAGCATTGAAATACGGTAAAGAGCCAATATCGCCCTTATGCTGCAACGCTTCGATAGACTCAAATGCAAGCTGACTCTGATTAACGCCTTCTTGCATTCCGCTTTGCCCCATTGTCTGCCCGATAGAGTCGAACATGGTTTGGATGATGCTATCCATGGCTGGGCTGGCCAATCCACCTCCAAGCTCAAACGGTGACGGCTCGTCAATCTGCGGCACCCAAATCTGAACACCGTCATTGTTTGTGTTGTAGGTGTTAATTTGCTGCATAGCCTTGGGGTCGTTTAGCTGGTTTTTGCTAACCCATATTTTCTTTTTCGCCGCCAAAACTTCATCAGATACTTTCTTGCTGATCGTGTAGTTGAGCACGCGCTGCTGGTCAATCACATCGTTAATATCGCCAGACCATAGCGGTTTGTTTTCGATAACGTCAAAGTTCGCCATGATGGGCGATACGGGAATTGTGTCAAATACGGTTTGCTCGGCTTCATTAAGCCAGCCTGTGTTGTCATACCAGCGAGTCCAAATCTTGGGTATCTTGCGGGTTCTTGACGCTAAGCCTTTCACGTCTACGCCGGACGATTTCAGCTTCTTGTAGTCATCCTCGGTCAATACCGCGCCAGTTTCTGACTGGTAGATAGTCTCGCTAACGTACTTCTTGTAGAAGAGCTGAGAGATTATCTCGCCTTCTCGCGTGTGGTAGTAGCTATTGCTATCCGAATCAGTGCCAAGCCCTGCGCACTTACGCTCTAGACTGAATGTATCGTCAAACTCATCCTCTTCAATAACGTGATCAACTGTAACCGCTTCGGCATCTTCGCCCGTAGGCATTACCCAATTACCAAAAAACCACACGCGATTAACAGCATCGGGAATGTCGCGAATAAATAGCTCTTGATTGAATGAGTAGTCGTCACCGTAATCAGTCTCAATCATTGCAGCGCCATAGCCTGAAATCAGTGATCTAAGCAAGTTGCGGTCATAAACGTAATCCGCTTGGCTTTGGTATTCGATAGACTTCATCAGCCCGCACATTGTCTTGGCCGTGTCTTTATTGCCGCCGTTACTTGGCTTAACGCTTATCTGTATCTCGTTACTCGCTAGCTCGCCGTACTTGCGGTTGAGCTTTGCTTTCACTACGTTGATTGAATACTTAGGCTTCCCGTCCCAATTGCTGAGGATAGATTGTTCCCAAAACCCATCAGGATCGTAATATGCGCCCATACAAACACGCGCTAAGTCTCGGCGGTCACGTTCTGCCTCTTGAGCCTGCGCCCTGCGAGACAATACTTTTGCGTGGTCTGTGTAGTCCATATCGGCCTCAATAATAGGTTTGGAAGTTAAGCTCTATCTCTACGCTTTGCTTGGGTTTATACATGCACATCATAACCGAGTCAGCCATGTTGGGGGATGGTATCTTTTTGGCGAGCATATCTTTCTTGCTCATCACTTGAAACACCCCGTCCCCACGTCTCAATCTTGGAATTCTACATATCTCTGATCTAAGCCTTGGCATACATTTTATATCAGAAGAAAAGCTGATCATTGTATCAGGGTCAACGTACTGGCCTTTGACTATTGCTCGGTACGTATTGTAACACGCTTGCGATAACTCCCAATAACGTTGCGCGCGCATGTTTATGAAGCAATCCCGAACCTTTTTGTTTTTCCCGTCCCCCGTTATGTATGGTGAATCGGGGTTTTCTGGCTTTTCAGCACCATTGAACGGGAGCAGTTTTGCGGCCTTACCTTGGAATCTCTTACGGATAGTTTGCAGCATTCCCGATCCAATGCCGGAATAATCCCATATAAAGTCATCAGCACCAAACGCCAGCCCTTTATCACTTCCCCATGTTAGGCCGTCATCAGAATCGCCCGCTGTACTGTCACACACATCTACAAACACATTACCAACTCTAGCCGCGAACCCCTTAGCGTCACCAGTATCAGCAGGATCGAAGGCGCATATCCTCGCCCCCTTTACTTCCCACGATCCCGCAAACTTAGGGTTAAGGTGCGCATCTATACAAGCATCAAACCAAGCAGGCTCAATGATAGCGTCCTCGATAATGTCGCCATACTTGCCTTCCCATATGTGATCATATTTAGCAGCAGGCCATTCCGCTTTAGCTTTAAGTCTTTGCTGGTTGAGTATTTCAGGGAACCAAGGATTATCACGCCAGTTTAGTTCGACAACTATCATATAGTCATCTTCATAGATACCGTTGCGCTCTAGTTCTGCCTCTGCCTTTGCGAGGTATGTTACAGCGATAGGATCATTGACCGACCCGCGATTCATTGTCACCCAAATCTCTGATCCATTTTGGCGAATCGTTGGGAACAAAGTATCGATTGAATCTTGGCTAATCGTTTGCCCTTCTTCAATCCATACCTTTTTAATGAAGTCGAGCGATTTTATAGACTGGATATTTCTTGCTAGGCCACGATAAACAATATCGCCACCCATTGCGGATTGAATAGCCGAAGCCATGGGAGTGAGAGTTGAAACGCATAAAACTTCAATCTTGCGCTTTAGTAGCGAATGAACGGAATCATCTAGCGAGTTCTGGAATTCCCTTGCGCACAATACACGCTCGCCATCATCACAAAACTTTAACATGCAAGAGGCCGCCGCTTCTGACTTTCCAGAGCCTCGACCGCCTACAATGATCTTTAATGGTTTTGGTTTGATGATAAGCGGGATTAGCTTATCGGGGACTTGAATCTTAACCGACATTAGGCTTCACGCCTTCTAGCACCCACCCTACTACATGCTTATGCTCAACTGGCTGATCTGGGTCGCCTATCAATTCGGTTTGCTTTAAGTCTGGAAGGTACTTAGCGACTAGCTTTAGATTTACATCCATCGCTATCTTTAAGCGTGTTACATGCTCAGGAGGCAGATCATTTTCTAAGTCTGCCATTTTGGTATTAATTTCAATAACTTGTTGAACAAGTCCCTTGCTTGACAATTGCTCTCTTAGTGCTTCTTGTCTTATGCGTCTATTTCTATCAGCCGCACTCAATCCTGAACCGTTGCTAGCCATAATATCCTCTCATAATGGTTTCCCATCTCAAGAGTACATTATAACAACTAACCAGCGGAAGCGCCAGAAGCGGAAGCGGTGGCAGTCTTAACGAGTCGATACGTGCCGCTTGCGGTGATACTGGATTGGTATGCTGTTGCAGTTAATGTTCCGCTAGCATCCAATATATCTTGAAACTCTCCATCACCTCGGTCTACCTGAATTTTAACCGTTTCGGCTCCTGCTAAGCCGTAGGCTTTCACGCCCACCGACTCGTCAGCCTCAACACGAAACGGTTTGCTTGTCGATACCGCAGTAGTCGATTGAATTTGTGCGCGCATTGTTTTCGCCTCTTTAATTAAATTGTAGTTAATCCTGAGCTAGTTAATCCGCTCAATGTGATTTTGCCGGATGTTAGTCCTAATGAGCCGCCACCGCCGCCACCCACACCACTCTCACTCACTGTAAGCGTTGAGCTGTACATCTTGCCGTCTGACACGTCTCTGCGCCACATTGTATAAGTGCCGAAAACGTAATCAGTAAGTGTGCCGTCTGTGTTTAGCGTACCTCCCGCAGTTGGCAGGTGAACTACATCGCCGGTTACGATATTGGTATCTTTGCCAATCGACCATTCGCCACGGTCTAGTGCGGCCATTGTGACGGGGGTATAACCGACTAAACTGTTTATCGTGGATGTTTTGTTGCCGCTTAGAGTTCCGTCACCTACAGTGTAGGTTTGTACTCCTATTGCGGGGTAGGCCTCACCATGCACAAACGTGGGCATTGACCACTCGAATGAATTTGCGCCAGTGTCGGTGATCGTTGCAGCTTTACCTGCGAATGTTAACGACGTTGCTGTACCTAGTCCGGTAGTCGTGCCGGTATAACCTGTGCCGCCTACGTTTACGGGGGAGGATAAAGTATCAAGTGACGCGGATGCCCCCGCCGTGACATCAAGATAAAAGCCTCTGCGGGTATCGTTTGATACTGTACCAAGGCCAGACAAGCTAGAAGGTGCTGAACCAAAGGCCGCGCCGACATAGGTAAATGACTTGACACCAGTGGAAGCCTCAAGCGATACGGCAGTGCTGTCATGCTCGACTTGCACACCAATCCATAGCCAATCACCGTTGCTGTAAGTTGTTGCAGATGCGGGGGATGCGCTCTTATCTGCCATCACAAAGCTAGGGTCGCCAGTGTATTCTGCCGACTCTCCTAGCTTTGTTAGCGGTACTAAATCAGTGCCAGAATAAACAACAAAATTAAGGCCAGCCCATGATGCGTTATAAGCCTGAACCCAGCCGTGTATTGAATTTACCGTTCCTGACGATGCCGCCTGTGGCAGTCGCTCAAGGTAGATACCGCCAACATCACTGCCACTTGAGCCGGAAGGCTGCGCGCTGTTGCCATAAATAGCCATTAGACGAACCCTCCGGTACTAATCTTGATATTGTCAAAATACATATCAAACGGGGCTGTGCCGTCTTGAGCGTATCCACCGAAAGCAACTCTATCTAAAGACTTATTGTTAGGGTTTCTGTTAAATAGACCCGTGCAATTTGCATAAACAACCCCGTCAATCTCAAGGTAAAATGCACCGTTTGCTATCTCGTTTCCAGAAGTTGTACCGGTGTTGAATTTCTGATGTATTTTTATATGCCTCATTGCCCCGCCAGCAATGCCGGTGTAATTTGCATTTTGAGGCGTGCTTATAACTGCCGTTGATCCGTAACTGCGTCCAGAATACTGTGGATAAGTGCCGTCCAAATAAATAACATTCTGGGCATCGTTTGTCAGAATAGCCCCATCACCAAAAGAGATTGCGGGTAATACCCCGCCAGCTAGTAGACCGTATGTGGTGTTGGCATATCCGTAGGTGGCCTCTTCGCCCTCTAAATTTATGCCGAAGAATTTTATGAATTTACACCATTGACCAACGCTCAGTCTTGTATCGAGTTCAACATAAACATCTAGCGTGTTAGGGGGAAAAAAATATTCCAGCCATGTGTAACTATTTCCTGTCGCAGTTGGCACAGAGGCCTTAAACTGACCTGCCGATATACTGATTGATCCACCACTCGCGGAACCAGAACCCCAGCTTGTACTTGGATATATTGATGCGGGAACCAACTGCCCATCGGTAAAGTTTGCGGAGCCTATTAATATTCCACCTCCCCCACCGCCCTGCGCACTAGAGTTAAACTTGCCATTGCCGCTAGCTGTGCCGGTTATCGTAATGTTTGATTGTGCGGTCATGGCTGAATGTCATCCTCTATTCGTCTTGCATGATGCCTGCGGTCGGCTTCGAGGCTTAGTCTGGCTTTTTCGATCTCGATCATCTTGAGTTCGGTGTCAAGTCTTGACTGGATCGACTCGTTTGTTTGTTTTTTGCGCCAATAATTAATCATGATTAGTGTGAGAATTAGGCCGACAAATGAAGCCAACTTGCCGATGTCTTGAGGGATTAACCCGACCACTGTCGATAATCCGCTAGCGAATGTTGCCCCCGCGAGAGTTGCGGATGCCTTTATGCTGCCGAGCGCGTCTGCTAGTCTGTTCAATGAGGATTGCCCTTATTATTATCGCCAAAACCGCTACGAAACAGAGAATTATAAAAGTGATTTCCTTGAGATCTTCCACATTTGCGGTACTCGATAATGATAAACGTTATCAGTATGGCTATTTCCAAAAAATAAGCTGTTTCGTTGATTAGACTGTAATAACCAACCAGCGAATCCCAATCGGCAACATTTTTTTTCATATATCCGGCGCAAAAAATCAATATGGCTTCTATTCCGTAAATCCATATTGCTCGGTAAGAAGACCACACAAATGAAATGGCAACACATAAATATAGAGAAAATGCCGCGCTTTCGTTAAGCGCACCAATCTCTAAATGCGTAGAGCTATAACTTGATGGCCAATTATAGCAAGCAATCACAAATATCAATACGGCAATTAAGCGCCACATTGTTATTTTACCGGTGTTGGTTTTGCTACTTGAGGCTTGCTTTGTGGAGCCGATACTTTTTTAGGTGGAGTTTTACGTGCCATGATATTAACCCTCGATTAGTGTGTTAAATTCTAGCCTTTATACCTAAAATCTGATTTTTTTACAATCAAAAACTGACCGCAAGCCACAAAACTATAAAAACATTGAACACAGCGCCAGCAATGGTTAGCGCGATTAGCAACATGCACTGGCCTCTATTTAGCATCACTTAAAAACTCCCATTTGTCTCATTGCTTCGATCATCACCGACCTAGCCTCTTTTGGCGTTGGCGCTACCGTTGTGAATCCTCGCCAGTCGCAGCGATAAAGCTTTCCAAACTTCTTAACTAGCATTTCTCGTCCCCTTTTTAATCGCGCCAGCATTAACGATTTTGCCACGTTCAATTTCTTGGCAGCTCGCGCAAATTACCTTCCCTGCGGTTGGCATATTGTACAGCGCATAAGCGTGGCATTTGTCGCATTGTGTTTTTCTCATATTTGCACCTTTATGGTTCGCATTGCTAATTAAATTCGTATTTTTGCGGCCTTCACCGTATATCTCCGCAACTGCTAAAAATATCTAATAAAATCAAAGGGCGTGGCGCGTAAAAGTCGGAGTTATACGGCCTGACCAGTTGAATAAACTGTTATAACTCGTGCCTGTAAATAATCGCACCTTTGTGGTTTTTCTTATAATGCACTGCGCCAACGGCAAACCCAAACGGGAAACCTAAATCTCTGCCGCGCCCCAAATTCACTATTTCGGCAATCCCCCCGTATGAGTTTGTTTCTGCCAAAACTTCGCTTGAATTGAACGCTTTATTTATTGGGATCAAATAAACAATATTCTCAGCAACCTTAAAGCTGTGCCTAAGCCAATCTGTAAAAATTGAATATGGAGGGTTGCTAATTATCCAATCAACTTTTTTTTCATACTCAAAAAAATCTATACCTTCTTGTATTTCGCAGTAATCCGCGCCATCCATTAAGGCTAAAAACACACCGTCACCCTTGCATGGGTCGAGCATTTTACCGCTTGGCTTAAAGTGCGCTACAATCGCCCTCGCAATTTCGGGCGGGGTAAATACAACGTCTCTATGCGCATGGCTGAAGTCAGTTGTTGTTAATTCTAAGCTTTGCTGCATCATAATCCCCGTGTTATAACAAGTCGCTGAAGCATCGCACCTTCGGTGCTGGACAGTCTTTAAGCCGCGCTTATGTGCCTTCGCTTCGCTCATTGTTGCAAAACGCACAACTTAAATCCTGCCGCTTAGCTTTGCGTTAAGTGCTACCAGCCTGCAAAATCGTCCATCTTTTCAAACTGGTCGCGGGTTAAGAAAATATCTTCTTTCTCGTACTCTGAGCCAGTAAATTCAGCGGCTTCACTTTCTTCAAATATTGCAGCAGCACCATCAAGAGTAATTTTTATAAACTTATCTAGCTTGTAGTCTTCGCATTTAGGGTGGTGGTTTGACGGGATAACTTTTGATCGCTCATCGTCAAACGTTCTAGCCATACCTATACAATTGCACATGGCAACCTCACTTAACAAAATTATCAAACGGATGCGGCATAAGTCGCCGCACGTATCACTATCTACTGCGCACCGTTTATAACGGCGTTACATTCACCT